TTAATGTTGCTCTTCGTCTTCTATCGCGGGTTGTTCTTTGGTGCAGTAAGGACAAAAAGTAGCATCGTTATGAATATCTGAGAAACAATAGGGACATTGTTTTACATTTTTTCTTGAGCAATAAACAATTGCAATACCAAAAAACCAAAGAAAAAAACCAGCCCAGAACCCCTCTGACGTGGAAAACCTACGTGAACCTACCATTGCACCAATAGTGCCCCAGATTAAACATGAAGAAAGAATAAATATAACTATTGCATTTTCCGACATATGACCTCCTTAAATTATTATTTGAAATTTATTGAAAAAACTATAACAAAAGGTGGTACAAAGGTGGTACATTTTTGTACTACCTTTGTTGTAGTGTACCACCTTTAACATAAATTATTATTTTATAATTATTTATGGAATTTACTTAAAGTAGAATTAGCCAAAAATGGTGTTGAATTAATTTAAAAAGGTGGTACATTGAAATAAACACTTTTTTGGGTAATAATTTTCAAAGAACTTTATTAAATGATTTTATACTTTTGAAAAAAAACTTTAACAAAAGGTAGGAACAAAGGTAGGAACTAAAAGTTCCTACCTTTACAGTAGTTCCGACCTTGATTATAATTATTTTAATTATAATAACTTACAAAAATTACTTAAAGTAAAAATCGCCAAAAAAGTATAAAATTATGATGAAAAGGTAGGAACTAAAAATAAACACTTTTTTGGGTAATAATTTTCAAAGAACTTTATTAAAAAATTTTATGTTTTGGGCGTATATTTATATCTTATTATAACAATTTTATGAGCCATTTTTATAGAGTTTATATCTATATATATATAGTTGGAAAAATCCAAACCATGGAAAACGGCAACCGAATCGTTTATAGTTTCCTTAAAGTATTTTATTATATAACGATATTCGCCTGTAATGTTATCCAAAAATTTACATAGAACCAAGTCGCCTTTATCAGTATCTGCTCTAACATCAGTAATTGCATAATCGCCCGGGTTAATTAGGGGCTGCATACCAATACTGCTTTTTTCATCTGCAATAAAGATACGGTTATAATTTTTCAGGATACTGAAATAGACTAAATCATCGTCATCTACTTTACCTTCATAAAGTTTAAGCCTTACAGTCCAGGCATCTTGATAATAGGTATCGGCAATTTTTTTTATTGTTTTGTCTTTTTCCAATTGCTCAAAACTGCGTTCGTCTTCTTCATCAACAAGCCAGTTAATATCACAACCATGCTTTGCCAACCTTTGCATAATGAAAAACCCCGGCATGCTTTCACCGGACAAGTACTTTTGAATACTTGGCGGTTTCATCTCCATTGCCTCTGCAAATGCACGTATACTCCCAAATTTGCTTTCACCAAATGACCTTAGTTTAGAAAAAGATGTCATAAGTAGATAATTATATGTTAAAAAGTGAAAAAAAATGATAAAATTAATAAAAATACCTAATTTGCTATTGACAAAGAGTAGATAATTAGGTATCTTGCAAGTGATTAAAAAATCACTTAGACAAAACAAAAATAGGAGAAAACAACATGTCGGAAGAACAAAAAAAACTTATCAACCAACACGAAGTCGCACGCCGCCTGGGCGTAGTCCCCTCTTACGTTTGCATGATATTAAACGGGCAACGTAAGGGACCTAAAGCACAAAAACTTTTACAGCAAGTAATTGAAATATACGTTCAACAATTTAAGCAAGCTGCATAAAGAATTGTGATTGCTTATAAACAAAGATAATTAAAAAATCTTAAATACAAAATAGCAAAACGAAATTAAAAAGTGAATTAAAAAATAAAAAAAGATTTTAACGAGCAATTAAAAGCAGGTTAAAAAGATGACACAAAATTTTAAGAGTATTCTATATAATACAATACACAGGAACAAAAAAACTATTGAAGAACTGGCAGACGAAATAGGTGTATCTTCCAATAGTTTATACAGGTATTGCATTGAAGGGGAAAGCGGAAGCGAAATGCCAGCAAGGCGTTTAGTTCCGTTAATGAAAGCTGCCGAAAATTTCGAGCTTCTTAAGCATATCGCTTACTTATGCGGTTTTGTCTGCATAAAAATGCCAAAATATCTTAAAGTAAAAACCGATGAATTTGAGGTATTAAACGAATATCAGGAAGTAACGGTAAAAGCAACAAGAGAGCTTAAAACCTTTTTTGATAATCCTAATTCGGCAAATTACGATAAAGTAAGCAAGGCATTAAGGGAAGTAATAGAAAAAAGCGTTTCTAATCAGGAATACTGCAAAAAAACTTATACGGGTCAATTGGAGATAAATTTCGATGAAAATTGATGATGTTTGGTTAAAACCTATCGAGGTTTCGGAATTATTATCGTGTCCTAAAAATCGTATTACAAGAAATATAAATCAGTACGAATATCGTATTTCCAACAGCAACGGCGGTAAAACTTACTTTATAAATTTGAATAGTTTACCCATAGAAGCCAGAGCAAAATACTACGAAAAACAGGGATTAACCAAGACTAACATTATTGATATAAACACAAAAAAACCGGTAGTAATAGAGGAACCGAGACTTCTTCCGGTAAAAGCACAGCCAAACGATTTACCGGAAACATATAAAGAGACAGCCCTTGCAAGGTATGATTTAGTTAAGTTATGGATTAACTACAGAGAAGAAAGCGGGCTGAAGAAAACCGAAGCGGATAAAGAATTTATACAGATTTACGAATCAAAAAAGTACAAATATTTATATGAAATGCTTGGAAGCGTAAGTATAAAAACTTTATACCGCTGGTTAACTACGCTTGAAGAAAGCAAATGGGATTTTGTATCATTATCACCTAACTACAAAAGAGATAAAGGGATAAATCTTGAGCCGGTAGAGATAAATGCGATATTAAAATACATAAAGTACCCGACAAAACTGAAAATAAGCGAAATTATACGCTGGTCTATAGCAGACTTAAACGAAGCCGGATATAATTTTAACAGAAGCGAAGATACATACAGAAGATTTATTGAAGATTGGAAGAGCAAAAATTACGATTTATGGTTACTGCACAGGGAGGGAGAAAAAGCATTAAACGATAAGTGTGCATTCTACATTAAGCGTGATAAAAATGCGGTTAATGTAGGCGATATACTTGTACTTGACGGTCACACGTTAAACTTTGAAATTACACTCCCCTTTCCTCCGTACAAACAAAAACGGATGACATTAATAACCGTAAACGATTTTAGAAGCGATATGGTTTTGGGCTGGGAAATAATGTTAAGTGAAAACAAATATGCCATTGCAAATGCGGTAAGAAGAGCATTAATATTTTTAGGCAGAATATGCGGTGAAGAAGAAATGGCATTAAAGGGGCGTATTTTACAAATGGATAACGGACGGGCAAACAAAAGTATTTATTTACTTGGGGGAACCGACAATAAAAGAAGCCGTTGGTTTGAGCAGGATTTTAACACACTGGGATTTAAGGGATTATTTGAGAAGTTTTTTGAAGGGGTGCAAATTGCAAAACCATATCACGGACAAAGCAAAGCAACGGTAGAAAGGTTTTTTGGTGTTTTTGCGGAATTGGAAAGGATGACATTAACCTATTCCGGAATAAGCATAGACAATAAACCACCAAGAATGAGCCGTAACGAAAAACTACATAAAGAAGTATTTAGAAACGCCACAAACGGAAATTTAATAGATATAGAAAGTGCTCATTTAATGATAGCACAATGGTTAGAGCTTTACAGTACAAGAAAACATGCGGGCGGGTATTGGAAAGGACTATCACCTGCCGAAATAATGCTTGAAAACATACCCGTGTTGAAGCAACAACCGGACTATAACACAAGATTACTACCTTTGGCTAATTTAAATTATATGATGCTGGAAGAAAAAGTAACAACCCTACATAGAAGAGGGATAACATTTGAAGGTTATGATTACATGAATCCAGCTTTATATAATATAGAAAAAGGAAAAGTTAACTTAAAAATAAAGTATGACAGACTAAATAAAAACAGCATACTTGTATTTGACGAAGCGGGCAATTTTATATGTGAAGCATCAAGAACAGACCTTGTTCATCCGGCTGCACAATGGTTAGGAAGCGAAGAAGATCAGGAAAAATTTAAGAGCCAAGTGGCAATACAAAACAACCTTAAACAAACAACAACTTCATTATACAAGGAGCATTTCAAAGACCTTGTAGATGAAATACCGAACAGCGTAAAAGAGATGAAAATGCGCAAAAATAAAAAAGCAAAACAGGTTGAGCCGGATTTACGAATAGAGCCGGACTTTAATGTAGAAATGCCAAAAGCAATAGGAATGGATTACGATTTCAAAATATAAATAACGGAGATTAAAATGATAATTGAGCTTAATGCAGTAAGACAGGGATTTAGACAATACAGTTGCACAACGGTAGAAAACGGCAAAGGAAAAGTAGCCGAGACGGTAAGCGAAGCGATTGACAATGCGGTAAGCCTAAACGTAAAAGGGGCATACAGAGGTATTAACAAGGGGGATTATGCGGTATTGAAGCATTACTCAAACAGTTTAATAGACTATGTAAAACTTGAAAAACAGGCAGAATACAACCATTTAATTCCGATTGAATTTGAAGTATCCGGACGTAAATACAAAATAGAAATAAACGATTACTGGGGAGTAGATTACAACAGAAATTTTTATGTAATACACACAATAATAAACTTAAAGTAAAAGGAGAAAGCATGGAAAACAAGGTACATGAAGAATTTAAGGCAATATATCAAAGCGGTAAAATAAGCTTAAATGCAGTAGCAAAAGCTATTGATATAAGCCCTTCGGCATTAAGCTTATGGTTAAAAGGGAGTTATACCGGAAATAACGAATCAATCGGCAAAAAAGTAGGTGCATGGGTTGAGTTGATGAAAGAAAGGAAGGAATCGTTTTCGGAAGAGACCGAATTTGTAAGAGGGATAAGCAACAGCGAAAAAATATTAGACATATGCAGACTTGCACACGTACAAAAAACGATGGGATTGGTAGCAGGAAGAGCCGGACTTGGAAAGAGCAGAGCATTAAGAGAATATGCCAAAAACAATCCGGATGTAATATATATTGAAGTAGATACGGCGTATAGCAGTCGTGAGCTGATGAGAGAGATAAATATTATAGTAGGACATAACGGTAAAGGTCACTTAAACAAGCTAAAAAACGAAATTATTGAGAAGTTAAAAGGGACAGGAAGATTATTAATAATTGACCAAGCAGAATACTTAGGCGATAAAGCTTTGGATTTATTAAGAACAATACATGATAAAGCAGGAATAGGAGTAATATTGGCAGGACTACCACAATTAATGCAAAATATTAAAGGAACAGGCGGAGTACAAGAACAGATATATACGAGAATAGGAGCTGCATTTGAACTAAGCCCATTGCGAAACGATGACATTAAAAAGCTTGTAAACAATTTTGTAGGCGAAGAAGCTCCGGTAAAACCTTTTATTGATACATGCAGAAAAAACGCAAGAGTATTAAGCATTTTAACAAGAGAAAGCAAAAGAATAGCCACAAACAGAGGAACGGGAATAAATGAAGAAATAGTAAATCAAGCCAATTTTCAAATAATTAAATAGCGGGGTTAAGCATGCCAAAAGTGGAGTTAAAAATAAGAAATATTAAAATAAGCGAACGCAGACTTTGCATAAAAGCGAACGGCAACTTGGAAGTGGAGTTTGCAGAGCTTGTAAATTCGCCTGTAGTTGACGGCAAGATATTAGTGCCAAAACAGTTTTTCCATGAATTGGAAGAAGGGAAATTACAATATAAATACAGTATTGAATATGAAATTAGCGGGCTGGTACATGACAATAGTAACCATTAAACAGAATTATGTAATATTCCAAAACGAGAGAATACTGCACGTAGAAGTGCAAGACGAATACAAAGGATTTCCTTTCAAATCACTGCTTAAAGGATATGTAAAAGTTATGTTATTAAAGTACTTCAATAAAAATTATTGGATGGGTAAAGTAAATAGAAACAAGGGGTTACAATGAAATTACAATGGTTTTATGATTCCAAAAGCAAAAAAACAATTCTATTGCTGGCTGATAACATATGTAATCCAAAAGAATATGTTCAATTAGCCGAAATATCAACTAATGCCTTTGGATGTGAAGCTAAAGCAACTCAAGGATTATTAACATCATTCGGTATTGAATATGAAGGACGATTCAAAAACAAAACAAATGCAATGATTTTTATAAATACAATGGTTACCGAAAGGATACATGAGCTGACAAAAGCAGCAAAAGAAATGCATACAAATTTTACAAAAATGATAAAAAATCACAAAACAAACGAGGTATAAAAAATGATTAAAACGTATGAAGAACTTGAAAAAGCATTGAAAGAATATGCTGTAAACGATGTGGCACTTGCAAAAAAGGAAGCCGAAATGAACCAAAAAATCAATAAAATTAAAGAAGAGTTTGACGAAAAGACGAAAGAACTTAGATATGTAATTGATACTACATCCGGAGAGATTGAAGCTTTTTGTAACAATAACAAAAAAGACTTTGAAAAGAACCGAAGTAAAGAATATCAGTTTGGAACGATAGGATTTAGAACAAGCCCTCCGAAAGTTGCAATATTAAACCGTAAGTATAATACAAAGACGGTTTTAGAGTTAATTAAACGTGTATTTAAGAGTGCTTATATACGAGTAAAAGAAGATTTGGATAAAGAATCGATACTTGCCGACTACAGCCAGAAGAAGTTAGATGACAGCAAATTAGCTTCCGTAGGATTGAAGATTGACCAAGACGAACAGTTTTATATTACTGCAAAATATGAAGAAATAGCGTAATAATGTTGAATGATAAAGGTTAAATAAACGCGTGACAAGTAAACGGTCACGCGTTAAATAAAAAACAAAAAAAGGCAAATTATGAAAGAAAGAGAAGGCTGGAAACCGGAACAGATAAGAAATGAAGCATTTGCATATGCTAAAATAAATCAAAATCAAAAAATTGTATTGAAGATAATTGATGAATACGAGCCGATAACCAACGAAGGGATTGCGGTAAAATTAGGCTGGTATCCAAACAGAGTAACTCCGAGAGTTAAAGAACTTAGAGAACTTGGATTAGTAGAATATTGCGGACATACAATAACCGTTAGCGGCAGGAAAGCTTCTCTATGGCGAATTAAATCGGCAAGCATGCAAAAAATAAACTTTAAGGTGCAATAATGATAAAGGTATTATTAAAGATAAAAGAGGCTTTGGAAGAAGCAGAAAAGTTTGATAATCCTCATCATCCGAAACCGGATGAAGAGACAAAACAACACTTGCGTGAATCGATAAGGTATATGGTACATGCAAAAGTAGAGATAGAAATGGCAATTGAAAAGCTGGAGGATAAATGACAGCTATAACAAAGCAACAGATAAAACTTATAAAGCTGGCACAAAGTCAGCTTGGCATTGATACAGAAACGAAAATAGAGCATTACGCACAATTTAATGCCACAAGCTGTAAACAACTAGAATATAAAGAAGCTCAAGAGCTTATTGAGTTTTATGTAAAAAAAGGTTTTAAGATAAAAAGCAACGAAAAAGGAAAAAGCAAATACGAGGAGTTAAAAAAGCGAAGTGATGAGTTTGCAACTCCTAAACAATTGCGAATGCTGGAAGCTTTATGGCGTACAAAAGCAGACAAACCGACAGATGAAAATCTTCAGAAATTTATTAAAAACCAAGTTGGAATAAGCAGTATCACATTTTTATTAAAAAGTCATGTTAGAAAGCTTGTAACGATTATAAAAAAATTCAAGAGGGATTAAATGAGCATTAAAGATGAGTTAATAAAAATAAGAGAGGAAAAACGTATTGAAATGCTTGAATTAACAAACGTTTGTTTTGAAAATTACAGCGAAAAATATTTGAATATAATTTCTGAAATGGATAATTTAGAAAAAAATAGGGACAACTTTACACTTGAAGAGTACTTCAAACAATATCAACTTTTGATTAGAGAACTTGAAATGATACACGGCAAGTCAACAGAACAAATAAATAATACAGGTGCTTGGATTAGGAAACTACAAGAGCTAAATTCTGACTGTGAAAAGATTGACGATTTAATTAATTATTATAACCTTATATATAAAAGGGGTTAAAATGAAATATTACATGTGTTATTTACAATGCGAAAGAGTACCTAAGAACAACCTTGAAAAGGATGTATTAAAAGTGCTTAGAGATAAAGATAGAAAGTTAATTGAGTATGATGAAGTGGCTAAATTTGAACACAGTTTAAAGGTAGAAGTTGAGCAAATAAACAGAAATAATAATAGAAGCAAACCTGTTCAAGTAAGCTTGTGGAAACCAATGAAAGATTATTTTTTACAGGGCTTGGATTGTGCAATTTTTTTACTGCTTGAATGCGAGGTTTAGCATGAACAAGCTAAGTTTGGTGAGAATTAAGTACAAAATGAAATATATAAAAAATAAAGCATTAATTAAAATAGGTTTATGCCCTGTTTGCCTAAACCGATTAAATTATACGCCAAGCAACAAGGCAATATGCCCAAATTATTGTAAATTTTAGGTGTTATATGCCGATAAACTATAAGAACTATCCAAAGAACTGGAAAGAAATAAGAGCCAAAGTGCTTGAAAGAGCAGGTAATAAATGTGAATTCTGCGGAGTGAAAAATTACGAACATGTTCAAGGCAAAAAAAGAATTTATAAAGTAATTCTCACAATTGCACATTTAGATCATGATCCGGGCAACAAAAATATAAAGCTTGACAGACTGGCGGCACTTTGCCAGCCATGTCACTTAAAATATGACAGTAAAAACAGAGGAGCAAAAATGAACATAGAATTGGATAAAACAGAAAAGCAGGAAAACGGGTTAACGAAAGAAATGGTGATTCAACAAATTGTTGAGAGCATTGAACCCCATCCTATAAATGCCGGATATTGTTCGGTTATGTGCGAACATTTAGCAGATTTAGGACTTTGCACTTTAGCAGGAGAAGAAGTGCTATTTAATGATAACAAAGAAGAATGGATGGAACGCACAAAGTCGTGCCTGGTATTAAAACCTATCCATAGCGAAGAATATAAAGCAATAACAAAACAGGAAGAAAACGGAGCATTTAGATTCTAATGAAAAAAGATATAAAAAACAGCAGATATTATAATATAAAAGAAGATATAAAAAACAGTTATTTGAGCTTTTTGCTTACGGATAAACCAAAATCGGAAGTAAAAAGACTTGGAACAGCGGAAGTATTATTTAAGCAAGGTAAAAGAAGTAACAGAGGCGTAACTTTCGGATTAATGTAACAGGAGAAATAAAATGCAGTGTGCAAATTGCGAAATGGATTTTAAGGAAGATAAAGAAAAAAAAGGATTTTTTACAATACAAAATCCTCACTTTATGAAACCTTACAGAGTTTACGGCATGGTATGTCCGCACTGCGGTTTTCACAATACGGTTTTTGTAATACCCGTACCGATAAGTTTTGTGAGAAGTGCAAGGACGGACGGAATTCAAGACAAAATAATAGAGGGCTTTAAGGATGAAATAACAGCTCATAAAGAAAGAAAACTAAAAAAAGACTCTTAGGAGTCTTTTTTTTTATGTTGTTAAAGGAGTCCAAAAGTGGGTACAATTCCAACCGCCAAGGGAGTATAAAACCGATAAATTTTGACCATTATCAAGCTTTTCGATTTGTGAAATAGTGTAAACATGATGTAGGTGTTTGGAACAAAAAGGACGAGTATTAGGGTGTAAAAATCCGTCATATTTGAATTTAGTTATATTTCCCTGCTTTGCAAATTCAAACATTACAGCGTTATCGTACTGTGCCACAGACGTATTAACTTCGGTATAAATACGGTGTTTAGCAATTTTGCTATTAAGTAAATTTTGACGAATTATATTAAAATCAAGCGTTTTATTTTTAATAAAACTAACGAGTATTTCGTTTTTGATTTCTGTGGCAACCTTAGTAAAATTAACATTAGTTAAAGCAAGTATTTTTTCAAAGCTGTTGGGGGGTATTTGAATACCTTCAAAATAAGTATTCCAAAAATCATTTATTTTATTTCTGTATGAATTAAGAATTTGAACAATTCTGTAAAATTTTTGAGGTGAAATATTAAGCTTTTGTTCAAGCTCTTTAGCGAACTGTTCAACAGATTTGGCATTTGAACGTGAAAAAAGATAATCGATTTCCTGTACTATTGCAAGATTGGAGAGATTAGAAAGCTTAGTAATTTCTTTCCTAACTTCATCTTTTAAGTTTTCAATTTCAAGTCTTATGTTCATTCTAAGACCTTTTTAAACTCAATTTGTAGTTCTCTGTTAATCTGTTTCATTTCTTCATCCGTTAAATCCATAAAGAGGCGTGTAATTTTGTTAATACCGGCGCCTATATGCTGATAATAAGCAATTTTACTAAGAGTAGGAGAAGAGAAACCAAGTGTAACGGAATTATCTTCAGTTCTTAAAATACCGAGATTTCTTAACATTCTTCCGGACCAAGTCATTTGCACCTGTTCGGCACCTTTTTTATTAATTTCTCTCCATTGTTTATAACCCCCCGGAATAACAACCATAACGATACCTTTTTTATTTCGGAAGATTTTATATTCTGCATCTTTAATTTTCTTTTTTGATAGCTTTTTAACAGCCAAACCATACGGAACAGGCATAGGCGTTACGCTATATTTAGGAGTTCCGGTACTTCCGGGTAAATACTCGGCTTGTTGAATACGCTTAACAATAAAAGCTTTAGCCATAGCACCGGCTTTTATAAGACTTTGCTTATAAGCAATCTTTTCTAACATTATAAAACCTCGTCCCCTTCTGCGGGTTTTGTAAACCCGAGCTTTTGATAAACTTCATCTTTTTTAAGAGGTAAAAGTTTACGAATTTCGGGGTCGCTTGTTATATTGGTAATAATTCTGCTGTTGCTTTCGTAATCGATTTGTTCATCAGGCAAAAATACAAACTCAAAATAATCATTAAGGGGTTCACCGTAGTTTAACAAATAATCCATTTTTAGGTATTGATTAGAAAAGACTTCGGCAATAACTCTTAAATCAGCTTCGATGATTAAATCATCAACACTGTTATGGATTTGTGCAGCTGCACGGCTACCGCTTTGAACTTCGGTAGTAAGGTTTTGACCATGTAAAGCTATAGAAAGCTCTGTATTACAAGCTTTAACAAAATCGGCAAAGGAGTTTGTATTATCGCTTTTAAGAGCTTCATCATATAAAATTTTTACATAATCGGGAAAAGTGGCATAGGCGTCACTTTTAAGTTTAGCCAAAGCTTCCAGCATTTTTTGTATTTCTTCTTCACTTATTCCTTGCGGGTGAGTTGCATAAGTTGCGGGGTTTCCGTGGCGTACGTTTAAGTCTCTCCAATCCCAGCGGGTGTTATATTTAAGAAAACTTAAAAGCATACAGGTACGCATGTAAGAACCGATAAAATATTTACGGTTTTTATTAGGATTGAAGTATAATAAAAGATGAGTATCGGGGTCAAGAATTTCTTTACCAATAATAGTGTTTGGGTTTTTATCGGTAGTTTTTAATAGTACGAGTTCGTTTTGAGCATTAATATCCAAATCGGTAATATCGTAAGTATCTTTACCGGTAACCATAGTACCAAAATTAGTATTAGACCAAACAAGGCGAACAGCACACATACCGTATAAAACACCGTCCAAAATATCATCTATTAAATTAAAAATACCGGAACGGCGAAAACGGGTTTTAGTTTCGTTAAGCCGTATTTCTTCAGCGGGAGAAAGTTTATATTCCGGACTTAATCGAATGGTATAATTATAGGATTTAGCTGCAAGTTTACGAGTTGTAACCAACCCCAGTAAATGTCCGTCAATTTCAGTAAGTTTTTGCAATAACGACATTAAAGGGCGTGAATCCCTGATTGAAAAATCGTTAGTTACATTAGCTTTATAGACGTATTGTTTAATTCTTTCTATACTTGGCAGAGCCGAATATTTTAAATCTGAATTTAGAAATGGCATTTTATAATCTCCTTAAAATCTTTGAAATCCGTTTTTACGTTTAACAGTATGAATTTGATCGGCAAGTTTATAAGCACCTGCATAAGAGACCAAATGAAGCTCGTGCAGACCCTCGATAGCACAAATAAGCCAATCGGGGGCGTCATCTTTTTTACCTGCTTTTTTACCTGCAAAACCGATGAGCTGGTTATAAAACCTTTCCCCCATTTCGCTATCTTTGAAATTAGGAGGGAATAGGATAGAATTTTGTTTCCAAATTGTTTCGGCATTTTTAGTTAAATCATCAACTTTATAATGTTTATAATCAATTGGAGGAACTGGAATGTTTTTGAGTTTACTATAATTAAGGACGTGCTGAGTCCATTGGCTTTCCTGCGAAACGTTACCGTCAAAAAGCATTGCACGAACATAAATGCCCATTTCTTTTAGCTTATCACGAATTGAAATAAAATCTTCTATAAGCTTATTTGAATCAGAATAAGGCTTACAAATAATATGAGGTAAAACATAAAACTTTTGTTCGGAAGCAGAGAAAGCCAAAGCTCCTGCGGTAGTTGTATCCCCTTTTAACTTTTTAGAAAGGTTAGGGTCGTTATACATAATTGATTTAAGATCGTTAGGCAGGGTATTCCATTCGGCATAATACTCCGGAGGGAAAATATCAGCTCCTTTTTGTTTTGGAGTTTGCTGATAGTTACCTGCCCAGTCGTAATCGTCTTTAACTTTCATAAGCTTACGCATTTCGTCTTCACTTTTAGCGGGAAAACGAGCGTACCATATAGATTTAGCATAACCTTTTCTTGTAGAATCCCACGCTTTATAAACATGAAGTTTTGTGGTATTAGGCAAAATTCCCTTTGTTTCCTGAATTCGCATTTGGTTCATGGCGGTGCGAATATCGAAATTGTTTCCTTCGGCAATTAAAACACCGTTACGAGAAAGGGACGAACGCATTTCATCTATTTTATCAATACGATTTTGTACCTTATCAGGGTCGAGAGAAGACATAAGAGATTCTAAGTCGGTAACGATAATCATATCGTATCTATCAAGCAAGTTTTTAGAACCCCCTCTTGTGGTTCTTTTTTCGGAAATAGGTTCTAAGAAAGAACCCATAGGATTTGAGCGGACATCGGAAATTACATGTAAAGCACCGCCCGGAGCTTGTTTTATTTTTAGTTTATAATCTGTATTGATACGAGGATTATTACGCAGAAAAACTTCCACGTCATAAATAAATTGTTCCGGAGCCACAAGAGTACCGGAACCGAAGCCGATATATTTACGTAAACCGTAAATCATATTATAGATAATGATACGCTTAAACAAAGAAGTTTTAGCAGTATCACGAGGACCCATTACGATGTGGGCGATTTTATCTTTAAGAGTTGTGAGCTGATAAAGTTCCTTATGGAAGAATCCGGGTTCTTTGTATTCATCGTAAGCGTCCGGAGGAAAATAAGTTTTATCCCATGCCCAAAAATCATCTTTAATTTTAGCAAGACGTTTCTCAATTGCTTCCGGGGTTGATTCTTTTTCAGACCAGCAGGCAATAGGAGACATTTTGTTGAAAAAGTTATCTTCATAAAGACCTTTTTCCCTGTTAAGCTCGTCTTCGATTTGGCTAAAAAGTAAATCATCATTTAGAAAATCTTCAGTCATTTTAGAACCTCACGTAAAAATATATTAAGAGAGTTTTGGAACACTGTTTAATAACGTTTAATCCCTGTTTAAAAACTGTCGGAAACGTTTTAAGGTGTATTTTATCGGCTAAGTAACAAAAACGCCCTATAAACGATTTAGGAGCGTTTTTTCTCTTCTTTAAGTTTTGCACTTTCTTCCTTAAAAATTAATTTAATTTCTGTTTCGGTAATAGATGGTTTTAGTCTTCTCATAATATTGATAATTAAACGACCTTTTAAGGAAGTTAAATGACTTTCCAACTGTTGTTCTTTAATAAGTTTTGTGATTTTTGCGAGCTTGCCTAAAATTTCCAAACGACTGTTTACCGGTAATTTTTTTTCTTGCAACTGGTTACTGATAATTACAAGTTCGTGTTCGAGATATTTTTCCATAGAGGGATATTCGGATAAATCTGCCAAAGGTAACATTTCATCGGTTGAGATGTCGTTATCTTCTACCAAAATATGCTGTGAGCCGTCTTTTAATTTTCTTGGTTTTTGTGACTGGGGCACACGAACATTAATAGTGTTATAGATTTGCCAGTCGGTTAATTTACCGTCAAAGAAGTCGTATATTTCTTTATAAGAATAACCCTGCGAATAAAGATCGAGAATTTTCTTTTTAGTTGCTTTGCTTTTATACGGAGCTCTTTTCTTTTTCTCTTCCATAATTCACCTAAATTAAATAAAAAGTTAGTTGTAAAACCACAGTTGAACCGCTTGCGGAGTTAGCCAGTATATTAAACGGAATATCTTTAGATTTTAGGATTACCTGTTCCGGAATACCGGAGATATTATTAACCGTTAAAAAATTGTTTTGAGTTAATAAATTAAAAGCATTGTAAGCCATAGTTAAAGCTTCGTTAAGAGCTTCTTTAGCCGTTTCTTTATTATAAGAAGTAAAAGCGAGATAAAGAGAGCAAGGAATATTGTAAGGCTGACCAAAAGCGTTAATTTCTGCCGATTCATCAAACTCAGGGTAAATAAGCACCGATTTGCTTTCAACAGTCATGTCCGTATCTTCCGAACCTTCTTTTATTGTAATATCCTCGAAATAGTCGGAAGCGGATAAAATTGAAATTATTTGCTCGATAACTTTATTAGGGAGTATCATAAACGCACCTGCCTGTCTTCATCACTGCAATAGTAACCGCTTGAGGGGATATTTACGACCTGCGCACCTGTATTATCGGTAATAATAAGCTCGCCTGCTTTAATTTGTTTTAATATTTTCATTGCATCATCATAAAGGGACTGCCTTTTATCATTTTCGGCGTCTGAAAGTTTTTGACGAAAAGAAATTATTTTGACTGCAATTGCGTGAGCACAAAACTGCAAAATAGGAATAGCGTTATCGATACTTGCGGGAACAGGTATTCCGGTATATTGAAATACCGTGTTTTCGGCTTGAGAAACAGCTAAATCGAAACCGGAAGCGGGGGTTTCTTTTGTGGCAAAAGATTCACTTCCAAGAAAAGAAATTAGGGTATCTTTGTTAATTAGTGGCATATATGTTCCATAGTTAAAGTAAAAACTTATACAAATTTAGTAACTTATTTTGTTAAAAAGATTTAGCCCACCGTAGGCGACATTTTTTTATTGTTTTGAGTGCTTAAATTGTCCTCGTAAATTAACCAAAAATAGGAATTGCGATGTTAGAAAAAATTAAAGCACTGTTAGCCAAATTAGGTTTTAAGTTGGAAGGCAAAACAGATGACGAGATTGTAAAGGTAGCCAAAGAAGCTGGAATACCTGTAGAAGAACAAACTACGACAACGGTTCCTCCTGTTGTTTCCGTAAATCCACAAAATACAAACTCAACAGATCCGGTAATAGCCGATTTAACCAAACAAATAAATAACCTGACTAATTTAATTGCCAAACAACAGCAAGAAAAAGAAGCAGAGTTAAAAGCACATGCAGACAGGATAAAAACAGAATCGGAAAAGAAAGTAAACGATGCGGTTGAGAAAGCGCTAAAGGAAAATAAAATACCTACAGCCGATAAAGATTTGTGGAAAACAAGACTTACAAAAGATTTTGACGAATGGAGCAAAGAGCTTGAAACAAAAGGAGCTATTAAACAAAGTCAAAAGACGGCAACCGGAAACGATAAAAAAGATACTTCCGGAAGTGAGACAAACAGTAATCCTTTACGTATTGACAGAAACGCATTAAAAAGCGCAGTTGCTGTAGATATAGAGACTGCGAAATCAGGCAACACTAATTCAGTTCAAAATAAAGAGGTAGAAAAATGAGACTAAACGAACTTCCAAACGGAGAATTAGGAAGTATCCTTGTTCCCGGGATGATGTCAACAAGCAATGTATTGCAGTTAGCCGAGTTTTATCAGTTTACGGGCAATAGTGATACACCCAGAAAAAAGGCAACAGCAACCGGCGGTGCTTATAGAGCAATAGATGACCCTTGGGCAGACAACAAAGTTTCGCCACAATTCGGTTCGGTAAACTTAAAAATCTTCGGCGGTAAAGTACAAGTTGACCGTGCCCATATTAGACGTCAGGAAGATTTGCAGAATGAAATTGCAAGACAATTTGAAAACTTTGCAAAGGATTTCGGTAAAAACTTTCAGGACGAATTTTTTAACGGTGACCCGGATGTTAACGCAAATAGCTGGAACGGGATTAGAAAATTAGTTCCGGATGCACAAAAAATAGTACCTACGGAAGTACTTGAAGTAGTACCCGGAAACAGCAATGAAGCTATTGCAAGTCAACAAAAATTTATTGAATACATCAGACAATTAATCCGTAAAGTTGACGGAGGTGCACAAGTGATATATATGACGGAAAGTGCACACAGCAGATTAACTACTATTGCAGCCGGTTTTATACGCTGGGAAAAGAACGAATTTGGAATGTTAATTCCTTACTTTGACGGTGTTCCTGTGTTGACAGGCGGATATGATGCAAGTGGTAATTTGGTTATTCCGGAAAACGAAACTGTTGGTGAAGTTACGGGAACAACTACTTTACTTGCCATGAGATTTGGAGAAAAAATTGATTTAACAGTCGGTACTTCTGTAGGTATTGATACTTATAATCATGGTATTGTAGGAAACCATTTTGAATGGTCTGTTGAACTTGATGCCGATTTGGCATTATTAAACAACAAAGCTTTAGCAAGCTTATCAAGAATAAAAATATCCTAATTAAGAAACCCAAAAAGGGGCTATTTGCCCGAAACATATAGGTGAGAAATAGGGGCGCAGAAGCGCCCCGGCGCTTAAGGTGAACACATGGAAGATTCTAAAGTAATTCAGTTGGTAGAAAAAGTGGAGAAGCTAACAGCTCAAATGGAGATGTTTATGCCTACGGCACAGACGGAGATTAAAGAGCATAATACAAGACTTAGAAACCTGGAAAGCTTTAGAGACAAATTTATGGGAGCCTTAACATTGGCGGGAGGATTAGGAGGATTTGTAGGCGGAGTAATAACAATAATAATCAGCTATTTATTTAGGAGATCATAGAAATGAAACTTAGAGGATTTGCCTTAATGGTAACTTTAATTTTACTTATTAGTTTTGTAACAAGCATAGGACAAACAACCGTAAGAAAAGACAGTTGGAGCAACTACAAGCAATTAACGGTGTTTACGGGTACGGATGTATCGGCGGCAGATACTTCGGAATATCTAATTTTACCGAGTGATGCAACTCAAGGGATATTTTATTTTAAGGCGGATACAGTAACAACAAGCGACACATTAAAATCTATTTATGTGCAAGATAGTCCGGACGGTGTAAACTGGGTAAATTCCGGAATAAGCATAAGTAACATTACAACGGCGGGAATATACAGATATACAACGACATTACTGGGGAGATATATAAGATTGATTTTTAATGTAGGAGGTTCTTCCATTAAGATTGATTTTAACTGCAAGCTGGTTCTGAAGGAATGACAATGAAAAGTATAAGCGGTAATAGAAAGTTTGTTTTGACGGTGCTCGGTTTGGTAGTTTACTTAATATTGCTATTAGTAAGACCCAACTTAGATGCCTGGACAGTGGCGGGGGGAATAACTTTAATACTTGGTGCTTTTGTTTACGGAAATGTGAAAGAACATCTTATTAACAGAGAAACAACAAAATGAAAATAACAAGCAATTATTTACCTGAAACGCAATACGTAAAAAAGATGTGCCCAAAATCAATGGTAGTACTTCATCATACAGTTTCCGGAGGAAGTGCAGAAGCTGTAAGAGATTGGTTTAACAGTACGAAAGAACGCGTTGCGGTTGCTTTTGTTATAGATAAACAAGGTAATGTATTAAAGCTTTTTGAACCTGAATACTGGGCTTATCATATAGGAAAAGGAAGCAAAGACGAGCATAATAAAAAAAGCATAGGTATTGAAATAGTAAATGAGGGTGCTTTAACAAGCAAAGACGGTGAATATTACTGGTTTGACGGAAAACACAAGTATAAAGGTAATGTATATGCACATGATAATTACTGGAGAGGATACCGTTTTTTTGCAGAATATACCGAAGAACAAACAATAGCAGCCGGTATGCTGGTTGGTGAGCTGATAAGAGATTTCGGAATACCGCCGAATTTATTATTAGGATATAATTACGCACCGGAAAACTTTGAATATCACGGAATACTAAATCATCATAATTTACGTCCGGACAAAAGTGATTTATCCCCAGCATTTGACTACCAATTATTTTTGCGAGCAATGAAATGAAACCGTCAATAATAACAGCGTTTTTATTAGGTGCTTTTTTATGTTATTTGGGAATGATAACCTTTGATAAAAAGGAGATTAAACAAAAAACCGAGTATATAAAAGGAAAACCTATAACGGAATATGCTAAAGGTAAAGAAGATATAAAGACAGAAAAAAAGAAGTTTAACGCACATGCCATGCTAACTCCGAAAGGAAATGAGAAGGGGGAAACCCCTTCTTTTTCCGATTATGAAAGAACATTTACAAACGGAGAAAGCAGTGTAAAAATATATGCAGAGACTTATCCCAAAACAGACAGTTTGAAAATAACCATTGACTGGGATATAGTAGAAAAAAGCTTTTATAGAGTTGATACGGTAACAATAAAACAAGTTGATACCGTAAAGGTATATAGTACGCAAGTAGAAAAGAGATATACTGAAGGTATTATAATAGGAGCTTCAGCAGTTCTTATTATTACAGAATTAATAAAATTAATACGAGGTTAAAATGATTGCCAGAAGCGGAATAAGAGCAAGCATGTTTTCGAGAAAAGGAACAATGGCAAAAACTCCCCTGAACATATTTTATGTCGGAATAAAAAAAGGGGGCGGTTTTGTTGAGATTACAGATGCCGAAGTAATTGAGGATTATTTAGGAAGACCCCTAAGAAATAAACTTTCTATAAAGACAGAGCAAACAAGTTTGCAGGCACGTATAAAAGAACTGGACGTAATTCTTGGATACGTGAAAAACAGAGGCGCCGATATGCAAATAGTATCTGTATTGGATAGAGGACAAACGACAAATGCTGTTGAGGGTATATATAACTTTTTCGGCGAAGATGCACCCGGAATAGATTTTGAGTTTGTAAGAAGTCCGAAAGAAAATTATCTAAAAGTAATCACCGAGTTAAATTATGATTATGCGACCGGACAAGCTTTAATACAAGCGGCGGCAACCAATGCGATAAATTCGGATTTAGCTTTAACAAGCCAAAAGACCGGACAAGATATTACTAAGTATGTAAAGCCCGGCTTAAGTGTAATAGGTGACCCGGATAATACACCAATATATGAATCAAAAGAAGAAGTGGATGACTACAAATTAACCGTAAAACCGAAAGGAAATAAAACGGTTTACGGCAGATTGATTGCGGATTATATTGATGTGGAATTTATGGTAGTTCTTAGAGGTCCAAATGTCGAAAAGATAAACGAAATTTTATCAAGAGACATGAATGCAGCATTGTTGTTCTCTTCGCCTATTATTGCTCCAAATGCAAATAATGTACTTTCACCAGGGTATGAGGCTTATTACTTATATAATTCAATGTTCACAACCAAAACGAGATTGGAAGACGATAAAAGATTGTTAACCATTACTTATAAATCCTCAATTCCATTGACGGATACGGTTGTGGAATTTGGTGACGGTGAAAGACAACAAGTAGTAAAATTCTTTGAAAATTAAGTTTAGGAGCAGATAAAATGTCAGCAACAACACAAAATATGACGGTAACAAAGGGAACTCAAAAGGTAGAAGTGTTTGAGTTTGCGACCGGTGATTATTCAAAGTTTCAATTCCTGATTTTGAATTTAGACGGTTCAATTGCTTTATTAATGCAAGGCACATCCGATAATGACAATTGGCAATTGGAGGTGACCGATTTAGATGTTACCGCAACAATACAAGACAGCGACACTCTTGCATTAAACGTAGGTACATTATCTTATGAATTTTCCGGATTAAACATTGCTACAGGTTTATGGGAAAAATTATTTATAGGTTCTGTTACAGTTAGTGCTGCAAGCGGAGGAGGAACAACGCCGCAAATATGGAGCGAAGGAAGAATCGGAAAAGTAAATGTATTGATAGATGATGTTGATCCAGGTGTAAATTACGATATAGTTATTGACTCGTTAAACAGATATTACTTAAAAGAAGACGGCATTTTTACGACTGTCGGAGAGGTTGAATATAGTGCAAACGAGCATTATACGGGCGAAAAATGGGCAGACGGTAAAAAGATATACAGACGGATTGTAACGAGTAGCGAAATTGCAAGTAGTGGGACCGGAACGGTTGCTCACGGAATAACCGGAATTGAAAATTTGATTAATATTCAGGGTTACGCTAAAAGAAATTCTCCCCTAGCGATTTATAATTTGCCGACTAAAAATATTGAAGTAAAGGTAGATGCAACAAATATTACAATTACAAACAGCGAACCTGAAGCTTTAACAATGGTGGTAGTATTATGCTATACGAAGAGCGAATAATTATTGTTTTATTAATTCTTGCCGGCTTTGCAAATGCAGGAATGGATGTTATTGATTTTAACCCCACAAAGTTTATTTTTCAAAATGATTGGTGGTTAAAAAAAGGTAAATTTTCATGGGATAAACGAAAATGGTACACTAAGTATATTTTTACAATGTTTTCGGATGGGTGGCATTTTTTGAAGTTCGTTAACATTATAAGCTATTTAGTGATTATTAGCCTTTTATATGGCAGTTATTGGTTTCTTTATACATTTGTTTTTTATTGCATAGTTGGTTGTGTTTTCGAAATTTGTTATAAATATTTGTGGAGAAAAAAGTGATAGATAATTTTAAATTAAATGGATTTGATAGACATGATGCATTGCAAAGTCCAATAACAAGATTTCGGGCATTTACTAAAAGTGACACCGTAAATGAAACCGAACTTGTAAGAGGGTTTCATTGCAATGCTAGCGGAAACGTAAAATGTTTGCTTTCAAATGATACAACAGCAGTAACTGTTTATGTATCAGCAGGGGTTTATTATCCATATAGGGTAATGCGATTGTACAACACAGGAACAACGGCTGACGTTGTGGGGATATTATAATGTTTGGGTTAGCGTTTAAATTTATTGGAGGATCTATTTATAAAATATTAGGGTTCTCGAACTTTTTCACAAAAACAGGTGATTCATTTTTTACAAAAACAGGTAATAAATTCAAAATCAAGGAGTAAGCGATGTCTGATATAAATGGAATATTTAATTTACCACAAATCACAACTCCAGCCTTAGACCATTTATTAATGGTAGAGGATAGCGAGGATACAAAAAAGATGTCCATACAGCAGTTGGCTGACCTTCTTGGCATCAGGTATAATGATATTGGAGAAATCGGCAAAGTTGGTGCAGGTGTCGGAGTTTGTGATCCCAAAGAGTTACCGACTGAACTTGATTATCTTGGAGGAACGATTATCAAAGGAAGCCCTGAATATGGTAATTATAGGGTTAAAGTTGACGGTTCAATAGTTGTATGCGTCCCAATACATTATTATAAAATTGGAGCAAATAATATTCCGGAAATCAAGTCAATACACTTTTTTTCTTCTGAAGCAATTGCAGCGACTCTTGGATTTATGATTCCTGATTGCTTTACTAACGCAGGCGAAAAAGTAAATTGTGTATTTGTCGATAAATACGATTGGTCGTTATCTGGATATTCTCTTGGTGTTTCCGGAATTGCCAGCAGTATTAAAAACGGGAATCCGATAAGTAGCAAGGTTGATTCAAGGCGAGATGCGACTAATCCTAATCATGCGGGTGCATTTTCCAACTGTATTAGCAATGGGCAAACTCCTTCTGATAGTTATGCAGGTGCTTGTCAAGTTGCGAAATCACGTGGAAGTAACTTTTGGCAGATTGATACAACCGTCTGGGATATGATTGCAAATATTAGTATGGCTTGTGGCTGGACAACCCCAAGCGTTTCTGTGAATGCATGGTATGATAGTGCCGGTATAAAGAATTATCCGAAAGGAAATAATAATTACGGTTCTGACTATAATGACTCTTCCGTAACCTTTTCTGCATGTGACGATTCATATTGGTCGGCAAGAAACGAAGCAAGAAAAACCGGTTCGGGAGGTGTTAAGACTTCGCACAACGGACAGGAGTGCGGAGTATATGATGTAAACGGAAATCAATTTAACGTTTTACAGGGTGTTACCTGCCTTGCCTCCAGCTATACAATTACAAATCTTGTTTCAACAGACGGAGGAACTAAAGTACAAGTAACTTTAGGTTCTGCTCATGGAAGGAATGTTGGTGACTGGGCTATGTTTACGAGTACAGCCACAACCATTACAGACCGAATATATAAAATTACCGATGTAGTTGATGCAACTAATATTAAAATTGCCAGTACGGCAACTTCGTTTTCATTAACGACAGGAACGATGACCTGTGGTAAATGGTATAGATTAAAAAGAACATTTGATATTGTAACGCTAACAAGCGGAACTTCAAGCTCGGCAACTGATATGTATAACTCAACATTTGTTGCTAACAATTGTGAGGAGTTTTATCCTAACTTTGTTGACGGCGGAGCTTTCGCTCAAAGAATGGGGAATGGTACAAATCAAGTAATTGAATTTTCAACGGACAAAACAAGCCAGGCTTGGAAACGTGCAGGTGCTTGCATGCCGAAAGAAGGTGGTGTAAGTTCGGGCGGTACAAATATGTTTGGACAGGATTATTTCTATCAGTGTATAACGAACTATTTGGCCGTGCTTGTCGCCGGTCGTTGGGCTAGCACGTCCGGTGCGGGCGTTCGGAATTCGTACTGGGATAATTCTCGTTCCAGCAGCTCTCCGACTGTTAGCTCCCGTTCCTGCCTGTATGCTAAAAAGCGAGCGATAGCGAGCTAAATTATGGAAAAGGAATATTTATTAATACAAAAGAAAGTAAAAGACTTAATTAAGTATATATTAATTATGTCGAAGCAATTTCCAAGATATGAAAAATATCTTCTTGCAGATACTATTAGGAAGCTTTCAATTGAGCTTCTCGAAATTGTGATTACAATTAACAAAAAGTATTACAAGAAAACAACTTTTTCAGAGCTTGATATTAAACATGCAAAACTGAGAGAATTAATAAATGTTGCTTATGAATTGAGATATATTGACATAAAAAAATACAAAACTTCTCAAATAATTGTTGATGAAGTCGGTAAAATGATTGGTGCTTGGATTAAAAAATATTCGGGCGGTACGAATGAATGAGAGCTGTGATTGTCGCCGGTAATTGGGCTAACACGTCCAATGCAGGCGTTCGGAATTCGAACTGGAATAATTCTCGTTCCAACAGCAATACGAATGTTAGCTCCCGTTCCTGACTCTATTAAGGCAGAACTGTTTTCTCAAGGGAAAACAGGCATATACAATACAGGGAGTACCGTCCTTGCTGAAAGTAAGCAAAAATATAAATAACGGTAATTATTATAGTATTATTTAAGAACTTCTAATTATTGTTGATATGAAAAGAAAAGGTAATTTAAAAAGAATTTGGTGTAATTTGGAAACTCTAATGAAAGCTTTCCGAGAAGTTAAAAAAGGCAAGAATTACGATTCTGATGTTCTGGAGTATGAACAAAATCTAATTCCGAATTTAATGCTCTTGCACGAAAGACTTGAAAACGGAAGTTACACTCCTAAACCTCCAAAAGTGTTTACGATTTTAGAGCCGAAAGAGCGGATAATAGAAGCTCCTGCTCTGGAAGATAGAATCGTGCATCATTCTTTGTTGATTGCCACAAAACAGTATATTGAAAATAGGTTTATAAACAATTCATTTGCATGTAGAAAAAACAAAGGAACACATAAAGCAAGTAATTCTCTTTTAAGTGGAATGCGTGCGAATCCTAAAGGGTATTATTTGAAAATGGATATAAAGAAGTTCTTCTATTCGATTGACCAAAACTCAATAACCGATTTATTATCGAGAATTATTAAATGCAAGCCAACACTGGAACTATATAAAAAGTTTTATATTAACGACAGCGGTAAAGGTTTACCTCTTGGAAATGTTACGAGTCAAGTGCTTGCAAATCTTGCTCTTAATCCTGTTGACCATTATATCAAAAGAGCTTTAAAATGTAAATATTATTACCGGTATATGGATGATATGGTTATTTTATCGAATTCCAAAACCGATTTGCAAATGTATTTAATTAATATAAAAAACATTCTTCAAGGGCTTAAGTTAAGCTTAAACACAAAAACAAAAATCGATAAAATCTCCAATGGTATTGATTTTGTCGGATATAGAACTTGGATTAATAGAAGAGTCATAAGAAAAAGAAGCCTGTACTCGATTCGCAAAAAGTTAAAAATAAATGCAACTATTCAAAGAGTATCTTCCTTTCTTGCTCATTCCAAAAACACTGATTCATTAAGATATGTAATAAAAACAATTAAATCCGTAGCACCTAACATGAAATATTTTGTTCAAAAATGGTTAATTAACAATAGAGGTGAGTATGCAATACTATAAAGCAAAAGTAATAATAACAGAAACCACAACAAAAAGATTCGTAGCGAATGAGCTGATGACGGTTTTTTCGTATGGCGAAGTTGACGGATACGAGTATCTTGGTGTAGAAACCGAATATACACCTGAGGATGTTTTGACTTTTCAACCGATAGAATGCGAAGTTGAAAATATTGGATATTCTGAATTACTTGATGTTGCAGTAAATTCGGCTATTGCAAAAGGAATTGATGACCTGGTACGCAATAAAATACATGAAAAAATTCCCAACGCCGATGAAGAGGCAAAACTCATTAACAGGGGAATACAAGATAAAACCGACCCTGCATATGTTGAATATCGTGCTTATGTGGATTCTTGCGTTGCTTGGGGGCGTGAGAAAAAAGCAGAAATGGGGATAATAATATGAAAACATACATAATTAGCGGGGCGGAGTTTACGCTTAAACCACATGGTAAACTTACTTTACGAGAGAGTGAAAAGATTCGGGAAATAGTTGAGGGCTTTAAAGGTGAAGGGAATATGCTAGTTAGCAGTTTTACCAATAAACAAATTAATACGTTTTTAAGTGCTGTTTTAGAGCCTTTTAACCAGCAATTAAATGTTGATTTTATGGATTGTACTAATGAAACCGCATTGGAAATTGTGAAAGATTTTTTTTTAGACAGGCTGAGTTTGATGAATACTACAATGGAGCCTTTACAGATATAAATGAAAAGACTATGGATGCAGTTGAAAAGCTTGGCAGACTTAGCAAAATACATGCAGATACTTACGAAACAACCTTAAAGCTTTCGGCAACACAACAAATAATTTGCTTTTTGGCAGATAACGACCCTTCAAAATTTGACAGTATAAGAGATACAAAATTGGATGATGTTTATACAGCCCTCTATAATAAGAGGGTTGTTCGCTTAAACGAGATGTATTCTCATATAGCACAACTTGAAAAAATAAGAGATAAAAATGGATAATAGTATAACATTAAAACTTATTATTGACGGAAAAGAGGGAAATGAAACTCTTAGACTTACAAAACAAGAACTTGAGGAACTTATAGCCAAAGGAAAAGGAGTTGATAACGGCATTGGGAATGCTTATCAAAATATCACTAATGAATTACAAAAATATAATGCAGTAACTACCGAATCAGTTCAGAAAGTTACACAGTGGTTAGGAACGCAAAACGTAAGCAGCGAGGCTATTGAGCAAGTAATAATGACGTTAAGAAAGCAAAGCGAGACGTTAAATATTAACTCGAGTGAGTGGCTTGAAAACCAAAATAAAATCGCTTTATTAACCAATGCGTATGATTCTTTAATTGCAAAAAACTTGAATAGCAACAACGTTACAAGACAGGCAATTGCAGGCACTAACCAGATGAATACTGCTATTGGTGCACTGGGCTGGGCAATGGGCGATGCGAATATGTTTTTAGTTAACTTTAGAATGGGTATGATGAGCATTGCCAACAATATCCCTATGATTGTTCAAGGATTATTGCAGGCAAAAGCGGCGGCAGAAGCTGCGGGAACAACTATGAAAACTGCACTTGTTGCTTCGCTTGCCGGGCCAGGAGGTTTAATGCTTGCAATAAACGGATTGATGTTCGCATTACAGCTATTGCCTAATTTGTTCGGAGAAACTACAAAAAGCGTAAAAGAACAGAAAGAAGAAGTGGATAAGTTAAAAACGGCATATGAAAAGTTGACAAGACAGCAGTTACTCAATATAATTGCTGACTTGAATAAACAAGCTATGCCTTATGAGCAAAAAATTAACGAAGCTAAATGGAGAATGAGGGCAACATCCACCAATAAAGACAGTGATTTTTTAGACAAAGAAGATTCAAAAAAATATGAATATATTAAGCAACAGAAGAAACTTATTGAAGAAACCCTTCTTATGCTGGGTGACATAGATAACATACAAAACAGATTAAGCATAAACCAGCAAAAGCTAAACGACTTAAATGAGCAAAATTATAAAAAATTAGTTACTAATGCTACAAGTTTACAAAATGCGAATGATTTAGTTAAAGGCTGGATTGAAGATGACGAGAAATTGCTTGAAAAAATGAGTGGCAAGAAAGACCAAAAAGAGATTGACCAACTATTTAAGAAGATAGGAGATGAGCTGAAGATAAGGCAACAACATGCCGAAAACATGCTTAAAATTGAGGGGGGAAGCGATATAAAACTGTATGCAATGCGAGAGGAGCACCTTAACGAAATGATTGCTTTATACAAAAAATACGGCAAAGATGCACAAGCTTTACAGTTGGATTTAGTGGAAAACAGACGGCAGTTAGAAATAGGAATGACGCCGACACTTGAAGAGCTTGGAGTAGAAAAACCAAACAAGCAACTTGAAGAACTACCGGATGATTACCTTGATAAAATTAAACAGCAACAAGAAGAAGAGCTTACATTAAAAGAATTTGTAATTAACAATATTGAGAATGTATTTGACCGTGAAAGAGCATTAAACGATTATAAAAGAGACCAGCAGTTAGAACAATATAAAGACTATGCAAATTTTGAGCAGATAAAAACAGAAATAACAAAAGAACACAGCAGAGTAAGAACACAAATAGCACAAGCAGAAGCAGAAGCGACATTGAATACCTTTAGTAATGTATTTAGTACACTTAGCGGGATATTTGGAAAACAAACCTTTGCATATAAAATGTTTGCCACATTTAAGATAATGGCAGATACAATACAAGCAACTATGAGTGCTTATAAAAGCGCTTTGGATGTGCCGTTTATAGGTTCTGTTTTGGCTCCCATTGCAGCTGCTTCAGCTGCTGCTTTTGGAGCTTCGCAGTTAGCTAAAATTAACTCATTGGAAGTTCCGGCTTATGCAAAAGGCGGTGTGATTGTTGGAGAAAACGGTATGGAAGTTATTGCACCGGCACGTGATTATGCACAAGGACAAGCGCTAATTGCACTTGAGACCGGAAAAGCAATTATTGAGGGATTAAAAGCAGGTTATATGAGCAATAACGTAAATAGCAATTTAGAAGCATTATTTGAAAGACAATTTAACCTTATGAATGAATGGCAAAGCAAATTTGAGTTTGTACAGAAAGGTGATGACCTTGTGAGCACAGTGCAAAAGGCACAGTTAAAGAAGAAAAACGAGAGTTATTAA